ACTGTAACTTCCGATATCGAAAGTTATGTAAATAAGCTGTCCATATGGGCAGCTTATTGTATTTTTTTGCTTAGCATGATTTTATTCCAAGATGCTGGCGGTTCCCCTACTTTACATACACATAGGCTTCATTTGCAGTTACATAGTATGTTGTGCCTTTACTGTTGTGTACTTTGTATTGTGGTGAACCATTCACTGATACTTTAGCGTCAATAGTAAATCCAAGCCCTTCATCTACCGTTCCTGCTACATCTTTATCAGACCAAGAAGCAGAATCATAGAAACGAAGGTTGTCCACTTTAGAAACAACGCGTTTCCCTACTACAGAACTTACTGCAGAAGTTTGTTCCCCGTGATATTTAATGTAAGATGAGTTGTTATAAATCCATTGGTTACCGCCAAGATTTAACCAATCACCTTGTTTTCCCCATACTTGATATGATTCCCCTTTATTTAATTGACGGATAGTACCATGATTCGTTGATGGTCCACTTCTTAGATTTACGTTAAATCCATCAATGTAAGCTACTCCTGTTGCGCCTACAACGTTTTGAGTTGGTTCTTGTGGTTTTGGTTTAACTGTAACTGTTGAGCCTTCATACGCCTTTTGTACGTCTGCTCTGAATTGTGATTCTGATAGACCATGACTGCGAAGATAATTAATCGGATCTTCATGGTCAGTTCCACCTAATTTGTAAGTAATATCTTTATGTGTCCATAAACCTTTGCTTGGATGAATCCCTCTATCTTTTAAAATCTTAGCTAATAGTTTTACATAACGTTCGTAAGAAGATTTAAATTTATCTGGGTTGCTAGTTTCAGAAAGTTCTACGTGAACAAATCTTTTATTTGCAGCTGGTCCAGCACCATAAGCAACATATTTAGTATCAGCAATTTGAATTGTTTCGTTCCAATCTACAGCATAATGTACAAATGCATTTCTCCATGTTCTAGCTTCATAATTTCGAATGTTAATTGCTGGTGCTTCTGGTGTTGCAGTACTATGTGCAACAACGCCTTCATAAGCGCCCACACCGTAGCGATATGCTTGTTTCGGTAAGTCTTGGATGATTAGTACTCTATCGGCAAATGAAGCCGTAGCAAACGAAAATAAGAGTAATAGAGTCATAAATAATGAGCTAAATAGTTTGATTGGTTTTTTCATTGTGTATTTTCCCCTTTTTGCCAAACAAAAAGAGCACCGTCTTTTGACAATGCTCTCCTTATGTAAGGCGTGTATTTTTTATTTGGTATTATGTTTTTCTTTTCTTGCATCACTTCTTTGGATTTTTGCTTGAATTTCGGATGCTACACTTTCTAATAACCATGCAGGAATCCATTTTTCCCAGCCAATTCGTGCACAGTTTGCTGCGAAACTATTAAAAATGTGGTAGCTCAATCCACCGACTACCATGAAGAAAAAGAAATCAGGTAGTTTAAGAGCAATATCAAATAAATGTGCAAGGGCTGGTAATGATAAAAGCACCACGGTTCTCGTGATGCCCTCAATTCCATATTGTGATGAGTATGTTCCATCTATTTTTGAAGCCTTACTACCAGTAATCCAGTCGAGCATGATAATCCAGCAGTAAATTGAAATCCAAATTAAATTAGCTTTGCCATAGAGTAAATTAATTATTGTTCCTAATCCGCCACCGATAGCACCACCTACTTTAAATTGAGTACTTGTAATAACATCGCTTATATTCAATGCCTTGATGAGTTCGTGAATTCTTTCCAAGTTCTCACCTCCTTTCAAATTTTGACCAAAATAAAAAAGCCTGCTGCAGCACGCTCAATTTCGATAAAGTTATATGTTCATTTTCTTCCACGCGTATTCTAGTGGTTCAGTACGTGGTGGTTTCATTACTGCTTTTTCAGTAGTTTTGCTTTCGCTTCGGGAGAAATTAAACATAACCCCTTTTCGTGTGGTGGTTTGTCTCACCCCTGTAATATACATGTTACTGATTTCTAATTTTGAGCCTTTGCGTATTTGTGGTTTACGTTGTACGGTTTGATACAGTGTTTTCGGTTGAATTATGATGCCTTTTATTGTCATAAAATCACCAGCCTTATTCTACTCTTAATGCAATGTTGTACTCTGAAAATGAACTCCATACACTTGAGTAGTAGGTGTTAAATAATTTATATTTCTGGACTTCTCCATCTTGAGAAATTTCAACGATATCGCCAGTTACAAAATTTGAACCCCTATATGTGTAAAGGCCATCAAATTTTGCTCTTAATCCATCTATGTTATCTCCCATAAAAAATGATGTGAATATTATATTCCCTTCTAAAGATGGTGCTTTTAAAAATACTTTATCCCAAATGAAAGTAGTAATAGGAACATTTTTTAATCCCTCATATATAAGTTTACTTCTAGCAGCTACCAGTGCTGAAGTTGGGTACCAATTTGGACAAGCGCTCACCAATACACTAAAAGGAGAAGATATAGGTGTGAATTGTTCTTGTTGATATAGTTCATCTGGAATGCCAAATAAACCTATTACAGTTTTTCCTTTTCGTTCTGGAAGATTATCATCGTTTTCATAAACACAATAAATAACAATGTCTTTATCAACGTATAAATATAGGTCCACCATAGCAATCGCTTTACTAATAGTATTAAAAGTAGTGTTGCTAGTTGTTTTCCCTTGATGAAAACATAATGGATAGAAAGGGCCAGGTCCTCCGAAGGTAACATCCTTCTCTTTATCATATCGTTCAATTAATCTAAAGCTTGCATCAGTAGCAGAATAAGTTCTTATATCATAATCTTTATATTTCCCTGCTATAATATCTTGGCTACTTGCAGTGACGTAATCGAATGGGCGCAATTCTATAGAATGGTTCTTCATACCGTCGTTACCGCTTGAGTACATAACATAAATGGTATCTTTTGATGGCGCATCAGAATTTAATTGCTGCCATCCAGCCTTTTTCATTTCATCGATAATCTTCATAAAGACTTCTTTTCGCTCTAGTCTGTGTAACTTACAAATTTTATTTGTCATTTTATATGTTCCTCCTTAACTTAAACGTATGGCTTTCATAGAAACATTAAAAGTAGAGTTTGCTACGCCCCTATTTTCTATATAAAGATGGACCTTGTTTGTATGATCTTTATCCTCGCAAGGAATGGCTAAAATATCATATGTTCTTTTTTCTGATAAACTTTTATAAATTTGATTCCCATTCTCTTTTTGGTCGTACAAAAATAGCATTGCTTCTACGTTTGAATCATTTGTAACTTGAATCGTGCGAATATCGTATTTGTTACAACCTACATCCAATGGAGTATATAGAGTTTTTCCTGGTTCAATTGTAATTTGTACATTCCTCTCAATAAGGATTGACGGTGTAATCTCGCTTTCGGATGTATATCTATATAATTTCATTACAGTTCCCATATTGTATTCACCTCAATTATGTTTTAGTTGAATATTAAAATAAATTGGTTCGAATGCTAGGAAATTTGTATCCTTCACAACCTTTACCCAAAAATCACGAGTACTTTGTGCGGCTACTGAATCAATCTGTATTTCATTTAAATAGCTTGTCCCATCTAACGAAATCAGCGCCCAGGTGTAACCGACTTTCTCCATGTACTGCTGTATGGATAGTTTTATATTTGTAGCAGCGCCGATGTTATCATTTACGATTGTCATTTTTACAATGCGCTCATTATTCACCATGTAACCTAAATTCGTTGGATCCGTTGTATTTAATTCTTCGCTATTCATTTTGATTTGCAGGGATGAACCCATGCAATACATATCCCCACCGTAAAAGGTAGCTTGTTTCTTTGCTATTAGTTCGTTTTCCTCGTCATATATTTCTATGATTCCTTCAAACTCTAAAGAAGGAAGTAGAATATCAATGCCTGTATGAGCTGCAGCTACAATGTTAGTAGACAGTATATTATCTGCAGTATCTTTTAATACAACCTTATAATTTTCATATAGTTGGCGCAGACGTAACATGTTGCTTGTTGTCATAATAATTTTATTGATGTCTAGCGGTACAAATCCCTCTGCAGTTCCTCTTTTTAAAACAACACCAATTCTTTTTGCTGCTAATGAGTCGTTATTCGCATAATCAAAAAATGTATCTGTCTTTGTGTAAAAGTCCCATTGATCTTCCTTACAAATTGCCATCCACTCTTTATTGATTTGTGAACCATTAGCAGCATAAGATTCAAGGAATTCAACCTTATTCTTTTCGTTTTGATAGAGCAGTAAGCCACCCTCATCTCCTTCTTTTGTAGGAGCATAATCCGCAATAACCTGGATTGCAAAGTTACCTTGCGGTTTATCGATTAACAGCATAACGTCTTTATCTGCAGAATGATTCATACGTAAGAAACCTTTTTTGATAGCATTGTTAAATGCACTTGATAGTGACATAAGCCATTTGGGATTTACGTAATCAAAATCGTCTACAAATATTTTTCCGCTTTCTTTTTCGTATAGCGATACTTGTTTTTTTCGAGAATTAAAGGGAATTAACTCTCCGGCCAAAATATCGATTGCATCAAAATTTATATTAAGGCCGGATAAACTCACTGTATGAACACCCTCAGTTAAATCGAATTTCTCATAAACTAGTGCCTGATGCCTTGTGGAACCATTTTTATAAGAGATGTTTTCGGGTGGCATGTTATCGATTGAAATTTGACCTACATCATACGCAGAAAATAATAAGCCTATAATTCGTAAAGCTGTCCCGAAAAAATTGAATTGTACAGTTACTATTTTGTTGTTTTCTCGACAAAAGTGTAAAGAACCTCCATAGGGTCCAATTGATTTAGATATGTCCCATGCTCCAGAATATTGAAAATTGCTATCCGTATCATCAAACCGTTTCCAACCTGGTTCCGGTTCTTTTAATACATCACCAACTTTAGCACCTAAATCTGCGTAATCAATAGCAGTTAAAAACGTATAAGTAGATCCAGATACACCGGAAGCCCTTCCTTCTGTAGTTACTTTAACGTTATGTTCACCTTTAATTAGATTAAGTTGCTCAAATACGACAAGAGAGTAGCCGGCAGAATAAGCAGGTACCGAACCAACATATCTTATATTATCTATAGTGACTGTAATGTTAAATGCATGAGTTGTAAAATTTTTCAATAATATACGCACTGCAGTCCCTGTAAATTTAAAATAAAATGAACGACCTAAAGAGTCACCGACATACCAGGAACTATTCCGCTCTAAATCGTTAGAATCCCCAACTGCACGCCATTTATCTCCTGTAATATTTCCGGTTATGTCTACATTTGAAAAAAACTTACCTGGTTTTGCATTCTCTAAAGTGCAATATTCACGGGTCCACCCTGGTTCTGGTTGCAATAGGTTTTTTCCTAATTGACTTGCCATTTTACCACCTTCTCTTTATCTTGTTTTCTTCCAGTTTGAATTTGTCCACCACGATTGGCGACTATGTCGCAGCCATAACTTCGGATCATTATTCTCTTTTTCAATCACTAGTAATTCATCTGGTTTTTCTGTATCTAGTACTCTCGCCATTTTGAATCGTTCATTATCCTCTAGAACTGATTCTCGTTCTGGCATACGTTCAAACTGTTCATATTCCTCTGCAACGCTTTCTAATTCATGTCCCCTATCAAATGTATCAACTTCGTTAGTCACAGCGTCTACAATAGCCTGTCGCTCTAATAATTCTTGTTCACTAACGATTGCATATCGTTCAGATTCCCTTGCTGCATCTACAGTTTCAATTACATTTGTATCTCTCGTTATAACTTCTTTATCGGCTGGTGTTATATCAGAGATAATTCCGCTTTCAAATTCACGTATACCGGTAAAGGCTTCTTGCTCTGTAATAAGAGCTTGTTGTGTATCCTGTTTATAAGAAATATCTAATGATATATGTTCAGTATCTAAGATAACTGGAACGATGTCAGAAGCCACTTCTTCAATTACTGCAGTTGTATGTTCTTTTATTGCTTTTTCAGATTCAATTGTTTGATCTAGTTTCATCTGCATCACATTTAATGATTTAGATGAATTATTAAATAAGGAAATACGTGTTTCTAGTTCTTTTTGAACACGGCCGAACAAATCGAATTCTGGAAGATATACAGGAATACCAAGGCCCTCAAATAAATCAAACTCTTCTATGTTAGCTTGAAATTCTTTTTCTGTTTTATTGGCAACTTCATTAGTATCTACATGGGTAATAATTAAGCGTTCTTTTAATCCGAATGAAGAAATTTCATCTACATGTGTAAGTACCGCAGTACCTTCTATATCTGCTTGATCCAGTTCAACTACAGTTGCTTGCAACTCATTTTTCACTTCTGCAAAAGTAACGTCTGGCGATACGCCTTGTAATTCTTTTAAGATACGGTGAGAATAATCTGCAGTAGTAATACCGGCATTTATTTCATGTAATCTCTCCGCTTCTTCTGCGACAATTGTCTGTATCTCGAATATGTTTTGCGATTTATTTGCATCGTCAGTTCCGGAAATATCTTTAACAGATAATACCCGTGAAGCATTTTTAACTTCTTGTCTTACCTCTACAGCTGCTGTAAATACATTTTCTTTATTTGCGATTTCTTGTTGATCGGCATAAATAGAATCAAGTGTTTCTACGATACGTTCAAATGCGTGTGTTGTATCTACATTCGCATACTGTTCTTTTGTTCTTGTAAATGATGCAGCTTCATTTCTTTCGGTATCAAATACATTTATTTTCTTGCTTACTTCATTACTTGCAATAACATCTGCACCAAGTTCTATTGTTCGGATAGAGTGATCCAGGTTAATTTGTTTTACATTTATGTCACGAATTAAATACGCACTTTCTATATTTTCATAAGGGAGCAGGTTCACGCTTTCTATTTCTTCTAAGCGGTTCGATACATATTGTGTAGCAATAGATGTTTCAATGTCCCTTTGCATACGAGCAAATAAATCATAATCCGGAAGATAAACCGGTATACCCATACCATTGAACAAATCAAATTCTTCTATAATCCCTTTAACTTCTCGCTCTTTTGTACCAAATTCAAATTGTACTGGAGCATGAAGAAGTATTTCTTTTTGCTGTATATCACCAGTTTCATTTTCGACAATAGATACAGGATATATATTTGGAACTGCAGTAGATAAAGTAACTTCTGCATGTGTAGCTTTTAGCTCCCTGGTAACAATATCGCTCGTTTCATTATGCATTGATACAGCTTCATAATCCGTTGTAACTCTGTCGGCCATAAGGTCATTATAAAAACACTCACCGTATACAATACGCGCAACATTTACCCATTCCGGTAATACTTCCACACCTGCAGCGAATTCACGTAACTTACCTTTTAGTAAATCCTGCTTTATGATCGGCGCAACTTCATATTCATTCGTTATAAGATTTGTTACATCAGAAGCGTGTACCATTGCTTCTATCTCGCTTGGTTTTGTGCTCTCTACCCCTTCGATATGGTTTATATCGAAAATTCGCCTATGTTGTGGTGATGCTTCTGCAGAAATTAGTTGAACAAAAATATTGTCCATTCGTTGCGAATGCTGCATTTCAATATTGGCCACATTTATATTTCGATTTAAATCAAAATCAGTTGTATTTGAAATGTAGGCTTCTACCTCTATTTGTCGCAATGCATTCTCTACAACATCTGTTAAAATCCCTTTTGCTTTTACTTTTGTGGCGGTTACTCCTGCGTTATCTTCTTTAACAGCCTTATATCTCGCATAAGGAGCAATACAAATTGGATAATCAACATCATTTTTATTTTCTGTATTTGCTGGTGTAATAGAAAAAGAATAAACTTTTTCATTCCTATCTGGTCCAGAACCAACGACAACAACATGACTTTTTTCTTTGGTACATATAGAAGGGGAAGCAATAGAATAAACTTTTTCACTCATTCTTCTGCTACCCCCTTATGCTTAAATATCTTCTTTGTAGATTGCTAAACCAATTGGATTAAATGGTGTTGCTTTTGCTTGTGTCATAGGACAAACGGGCGTTGTCGGTAATGTGTAACGATATAATTGAGCCATTTCATAAGCGCCTGTGATTTCAGAACCAATAACCGGTGCTTCGTTAAATGTAACGGTCTTATCGTCTGCATTGTATACATAATCCGTTTTTTCTACTTCTTTACATGAAATGAATAATCTTAACGTTTCGCCTTTTGGCTTATGTTCTAGATGAAATACTTTACGGTGTCCGTCACCTTGTCCAAGTACTTCATCTACAACTGTTTTTTCAATTTCTAGTTCGTCTGCTTGCTGGATATTCTTTGGATGAACTGCATATACATCATCCAGCTTTCCAACATAGCCATCATTTGGATGCACAATATAAATTTGAGATAAATGATATTTACCACTATAAACCGATGGATTAAAGCGTCCTTGTCCACTATCTACTGACATATCATGAGTAATGAAAGCTAAATAATGATGCTGGTACATGGCTCCTGTACTTGATTGTGATAATTGAACCGTTTCGTTTCCGTTTGATGTATCAGAACCGTAATCAAGTGGCGCATTACCGATTTTCTTATTTGGTGAATATACAAATTGATCGCCTGGTCTGCAGCCGCTTAAAATAATCATGTTTTTTCTTGGTGCCACATCGAATGTATATAATTTTCCGATATACAATGGAACGAATAATGCACGAACTGGATTTGGTGTAGGATCTACACGCATAAACATAATTAGGCGGTCCTTATTGGCGTTCCCATACAGATAAACAACAGAATCACGATTTAACTCCTTAGAGAAACGCTGCTCTGGTGTAAAACTAATTGATGTATAAGGCGATGGGTTCACAAAATTAATCGTAGAATATACTTCGCCCATAATACTTTCCATCTTTTGTACATCGAAACTTGTTTTTGCCGTTAATGTATCCAGTGTTCCGTCTTCTTTTGGTAATAAGAAATAAATACCGCTAATCTTAATTGTTGTATCTGCTGCGGGTGCGGTTTTAAATACAATTTCCGTTTCAGTGAACGAATACTCGCTAGGATCAACAATAGTATTATCCTTGTAAACTACGGTCCTGCTTTCGTCAAAGTTAGGGAATGGCAATGCGAAGTTCTTTTTCGTTCCATTTCCTTTTCCTAATTCCCCTAATTTATCACCGGAAAGGATCTCTTTTTCAATAAAGTATCGATTGAAAGTAAATAGCAGCATATCATTGTTTGGCTCATATGTGTTGATAGCTAATCTATATTCGCATGTTACTTTATCGCCTTTTGCAATAGCGGTAGTGAATGTTATTTTTCCTGTAGTTGCATCCACCTTATATTTACTCTTTTCTTGCTCAAACCCATTTACATATACAATGACAGAAGGGCCAAGAACAGGAGAAACAGGGATAGAGAAGTCTTTCTTTACTCCATCCCCCATCCCTAATTTACCTAATGGAGAATCTGCAGAAATAAACCGGCTATCAGTGAAATCAGAATCAGCAGTGTCATACGCATTTGCTATACCGAATCTTCTACATTCTCCATCACTTCCTAACGATTCAAACAACCTTACATCAATAAATTTTGAAATGCCGCTCTTAATTTGGAAAAATAGCGTTCGTTTCCAACCGTTATCTGCAAATAGTTTTTCTAATTCTTGCGGTAATGTTTGTAAATATACGACTTTATCAAACCACATATATGTACACTCCTTTATACTGTTTTCTCAAAAATACCTAATCCAGCAGGACGATACGCCGTAGCAGGTCTTTTTGTAATTGGTGAAATAGCATCTACATTAAAGAATTTGTAAATGTCATGCGAATCCGGACAAGTATTCTTTCTAACTTTTAATCTATCGCCATTTAATAGACCTAGTGGAGACAATAGGATCATATAAGGTAAATATCCACGTACACCTTCATCTGGATGAACAATATAAGCACGGGAAGTATGTACTTTATTGCTATAAACAGACGGGTTAAATTGATATTTATATTCATCATTATCTTGCGACTGCCATGATAGTGAGTATTGGCCACCGTCTGTCCCTACACGATCTGGTGGCATTGCGTTAGGTGCTACATTCCAAGCAATATAATGAGCCTGGTACCTCGCTCCCAATCGTGAACGTTTAATAATTACGTTATCGATGCCGTTACCTGGAGAACGCGGATATGACTTCATAACAGGCATATATGACTCTACATTTCTATATGGTTTCGGGTCGTTAAAATCGAATTTATGTGATGCATCCTCATTGCCTGTATCGAATGCGGTTCCTGCCCACAATGCATCACCTAATGTATCATCATTTGCGTAACTCTCTAATTGCCCCATGTAAAGCGGTGTAACTGGAACTACATTATTTTCAAAAGCTGGTGTATTATCAGCTTGTATTAATAAAACAACGCGACTTTCATCAACTTGGCCATTAATTCGAACCAATGAATCCGGCCACCAATTTGTTTGAGCATTGATACCTTGTAAATTTGTATTTCGTAATGTTACTTTCACCCAAGGGGACATCATGACTTGTGTTTCTGCTTCATCATAAGAGTAAACTTTATATGTACCGAAACCATTTGGATTTGACTTTTGAGTAATTCCTATTTTAGTTAATTCCACATCTAATAATATTTTCTCAAATTTGTTAGGTTCATAAGGGAGAACGAGTACACCTTCATCAGCAACGCTTGGTTCATTTTCAATCATGTAAACGTAAAAACAAGAACGATCCCTACCACTCTCTAGACGTTTTTTACCGTCTTCAGCAAAAGCTTTCTTTCCTTCTTCATTTGTGAAGTTGTATTTAACCTCTGATTTTTTAATTGACCATTTTGAAGTTTGAGCAATCCCATAAATAGAACCGCTATTGTTCTTCACTAACATGTGTTTACTCATGCCAAATTCAAATTTTGTATCATCGTCAGATTTCTGTTCCATATCTGGATAAACAGCTCTGAAAAATGATTTTACTTTCTTCCATCCGTTAGCGATTACCAATTTAACAATTTCGTCTTGGAATTCGCCTTCTGTATACATTTTTTCAACGTATGCCATCTATTACACGCTCCTAATCTCTTAATAGTTGGTAATTAAGCCATATAGCCTTTTTCTCTGCGGATGCATTGTGGTATTCAAACTTTAGCTCTGCATTAGCAGGTATAGGTTTTACAATGGAGAAATTAAATCCCTCCGGCACATCTTTTACATAAACCTCTTTAAATACTTGTTGGCCATTAATAAATAAATTCCAGTAGTCCGAGTCACTGTAATGTGAAGCAGCAACAGAAAAAGCAATCATTTCTGTTTCGAATGGTAATGAAAACTTATCTAAATGAATTTCATCATGTATACCAACTCTTCGCCCTTGTATGAATGGCTCTGTTTTTGTTGGGAAGTAAGGTGCGTCGAATCTTCCACCAGCCATATAGGTAACAGCAAAACTCATCAATACGCCCCCTTATCTTAAAAAGTGCAATTCAAACCAAACTGTTTTATCAAGAATTCCTTGATTATGGAATCGAAATACAATTGTGTCTCCTGCTTTTACTGCTTTATAAACCATAAAATGCATACCTTCCGGGATCCGCTTTGTATAAATATCTTGGCAAACGGTTTGCCCGTTCACGATTAAATCCCATTTATCATCTAATTCGTAAATAGAAGAACTAACACTAACTGCATAAATCTCCATGTCTGCAGGTAATGTATATTTCTTTTCATCGGTTTTAAATGATGTAGAATCCATAATGAAACCAGGTATGAATGGTTCTGTTTTAGTTGGATGAAAAGGTGGATCTAATCGGCCACCAGCTAAATAGGTTGTTTCAAACAAGAGCAATCACCCTTTTCTTGTATTAAAAAATTCCCGTGTATCATTACGACACATCGGGAATTGGTAAATCAGATAGTATACCGTTACCTTTATTAAGAAGTCGCGGCTGCACACGTTCCAATTGTTTTTGTGCATTATATATTAATTGTATCTCCATCTCTTTTCCGGTTACTTTATGGGAGACAAGAACTTTTTCTAACATGCCATGTGCATTAAAAGCTAAATCGTAGTGTAAATATTTATCTCCATCGACTGCAGATAAACGAGCACCGTCACGAATAAGTGTATATCCTTCGGTCATGCCTTCTTTAAACACGTCATTTGGATCATTCCCAGGCATTGGTTTACCACCGGTATATATTTGCCTATCGATTAATCCCTTCATCAAATACATGATTGGATCATATAAGTTTTTTTGCATTATCATAGAATCACCCCTAGTTCACGCGCGTAACAGACCATGTTTTGGCTGGACGCTGGATATAATAGTGATTTGCATCTTGATTTACCCGAGGAAATGATAAATCTGGTAAAGAACCATAATCAAATAAGATATTATTCTGCGTATCCAGTACTTGCAAACGTCCTGTAAGAATCCCTTTTGGGTTTCGTACTGCTTCAAATACGATAATATTCACGCCATATTCAAGTGGAATATCTACATATGTCGGATTGTTTCGGATGAAATAATTCTCTTCGATTAGTTTATCATTACAGTAAATATTTAATAAATCGCCATCCTCTAAATCCCAATCCCAAAGTTTTAAACGTAATGTATCTACATTTACTGTAATACCGGTTATATCTGTATAAGGAGCAGGTTCATACCCATAGTTAACAGTTAAATCTAAAGTTTGATAGAATCCATCATCTGCAGAAATCATTGTATTAATCCCTTTAACAAAGTAATTCCACTGTTGACCAGAATCTCTATTGTAAACAGAAATAACATCAAATAATTGAATCCTTGGATCACCAACTACTGCTACTGTTAATGTTCTGAACTTCTGAATTGCTTTTAAATGATAAGCTGCAGCAACCGCTCTTCTTGCAAAGAACGTTGTCGCCCAGGGCACTTCTATCATTTCCTCTCGTAAATCACCCTGCGATACATTTTTTAATAGAAACGAATTAAGAAATCCGTTTGCGTAATCTCCACATTTAACAACAATACTATTACTTATATCCTGATCAGTTAGCTGCATATCTAAAGAAATAAGGTTTTCCCCTTCTCTAAAACTAAACTTTGCAGGTTCATTAATTGCATAGTCTGGCATTTTCATAAACGTACAACTTCCGTCTGGTTCGTGTTTAATATAATGGAATGTTGTATCTATAATATCGCGAACAATTTCATCCCATTTTTGAAATCTCTTACCGGTTGCTCCTTCTACAATCCAGCTCTGATTGGTTCCAGGAATATTTACTCTGTTACCATGTAGAACAACCCCAGCTTTTTGAAAGAAGAACTTCACAACATCATAAACATTACCGGTAGGTGCAACAATTTCATCTGATCCAGGTGTCGGGATTACTGATTTATGTAAAACCTTCTTATAGGATGTAGTGCAGGTAACTGAAATAGTACCGCTTTCGGCATTTACCTTCACATCAGATACAAAACCATGTATATACGGTAATGCTTCCTCACCGTAGCCAATAGACACTTTAAATTCAGTCTGCGGATATAGCTGGTTTGTATTTGTTACCTCACTGTTATAAAACCATTCTGAAATAGAAGAGAACTTACCATACCAGTTATCAGGGGCCATTTGTCCGTATTCATTCGCAAAGGTAATAGTAAATGTACTAGCAAACTGATCGGCGTTCTCCTGCACTTCTAAGCCTATTACACGGTGTTGTATTTGTACGTAAGAAGAAGAGTCTCTTCTTTTCATATAAACAATTAAATTAGGGGAGTTATTCCCAACCTGGAAATAGCTCCCCAACATTCTAATTAAAGAAATAGATCCTTCTCTCACATTCCATCAACTCCTACTCCTGCTTGTGACATAGATATTAATTTGCATTTTGCTATGACTAGCGTTCCTTTTCGTATTGCATCTACTTCATTCGGTGGGATAATACCCCCATAGGTACCATAATCACCTGTAATAATATGAGGGCGATATATTTCCCTCATGAACTCACGCCAATGATCGATATCGTTGAATAGAGCCGTAAATTCTACTTCACAACCTTTATTCCCCGCACTCTGGTAACGAGGATATCCGTGCATGACATTATAAGTTTTTAAGCCATCTAGTGATTTCGGTAATTTTGTTTGTTCAATCTTTTCGATATTAGGTACATGTCCAAAAGCATAATAATGTACGTCTCGTATATATGCTACATCAGAAGATCCATAACCGATTGTTGTAAATTCAATCGTTTGTGGACCTGCACCTACAAAGATTTCTCTCGCTTCCCAATCATAAGGACCTCGTGCTCTGAATCTCTCAATCCCATTAACCCGAACTACAAAGTATTTATTTGGTAGCATTCCATCAGAACCAATAGGAACCTGGGACAAAAACGAAAAATTATATGTCCCTGGCCATGAGAAATCAATGGTATATCTTATTGTGTCTTTTAACTCTGCAGCCTTTCCTAAGAGATGGTATGAACCAGCTCTTCTATGCAATGTTTTTAATATACTCATACATTTCGCACCGCCATTCCCATTAGATCATCAGCAACTACGTTTTGTAGCAGCTTTCTCATTTTTACAAAGTCGTCTGCAGATTGTAGTTTTTCAACAGCGACTTTAAATGTAGCATTTTGAATTGTTACGCCATTATCCGTTTTCTTCTCAACGTGGGTTTGTCCAGCAAATGGATGTGCAGTTTTACCAATTAAATCAGCAGAACGTGCGCCCATTTGTCCAATTTGATTAGATACATCGGTTACTAGTTTCATTGGTTTAGGTGGAACGACAGCTTTATTTAATAGTTCAGAAGCTTTGTCTACTGCAGGAATCATTTTTTCCATCCCTACACCAAGACCTTCTGTAATATATCCCCCGTATTCCATCATTAACCGGGATGGGCTTCGGATACCAAAGAACTTTAATACGGCTTTAGGTATTCCCGAAACAACGCCTTTAGCTTTTTTTATAAGCCAATCTGCCATCCCTGACATACCTTCACCGATACCCGCGATAATATCTTTTCCCCAGCTAACTGCATCTTTTGCTACGTTTTTTACTATAGAACCAACCTTGCTAAATACATCTTTTACAGTATCTACAACCCCTGTAAATGCACCAGTGATTGCTTTTTTTATAGTTTTAAAGCTACTAACAATAAATTCTTTTATACCGCCAACAACATCGGTTATTGTGTTATATAATTTGTTGAAATTAGTAATTACAAACCCAACAAATTCACGTACTGCACTAATGATTATGAACTTTATAAAATTCCAAGCTGATTGAATCACATTTTTAATTGTGTTCATAACGCTAGAAATTGTATCTTTAATAGATTCCCAAGAAGATTTCACAAAATCTTTTAAGAATTTTAATACTGTAGTAAAGGTTGATTTAATTGCGTCCCAGGCTTTTTTTACAATATCCTTAATCGTATTAAAAACACTGGAAATTGTATTTTTCATTTTTTCGAATTCGGTTTTTACGTACTGCTTTATTAAAGCTAAAGCTATAGAGAAAATTCTTTTAATAATATTCCATCCAGTGTTAAATATATTTTTCCAAGTGTTAACAGCTTTTTGGACACTATTCTTAATGAACTTCCATGTACCTTCTACAATCTTTTTCAAACCGCTTAATGCTAGATTAAAAACAAATTTAATAGCATTCCATCCAAATTCGAATATGTTTTTCCAAATTTTAATATTGTATTCAATTCTTTGTTTTATATATTTCCAAGCTTCTTCTAAGACTTTGCCCAAAAACGATGAAGCAGATTTGAAAAGTTTTTTTGTACCATTCCAAAATCCAGAAAAGAACTTACCTAAACCATTCCATGCCGTTTTTGCACCTTTTACGGTTTCGTCCCAAGCTTTAGAACAGACATCACCAATCCATTTAACAGCTTGTTTGGTGTATTTTACGATGTCATCCCAGTTTTTATAAATTAGATATACTAATCCTACAATTGCTAGTATGGCAATTGTCCAAGGATTCATCAGTAAAGTCATCATGGATCTGCCCAACAGTGCTAGGGCTTTTCCTATTGCACCAAACATACCAATAAGTTTAGGGCCAACCTTTAACAATCCTGCAAATGCAGTACTTCCTAGAAAAGCAACAGCTCTTCCTATCATTCCGAACATACCTATTAATCTAGGGCCAAGTTTTAGGATCCCTGTAAATAGCATTGGTACTTTTGTTAATACTGGTACAAGGAATCTAAACGAGCCAACAAATGCACCTACTCCACTTGTCATAAAGCCCATCATGGCAATTAATGGCCCTAATACAGCAACCATACCTAAAATTGCTACGATACCAATTTGAATTGGCTTAGGAATAGAACTAAATGCCTTTGCAGCAACTTCTACCGCTTTAATAATTGGAGGAAGAGCTACTTCTGCAATGTCTAAAATAGCTTGTCCTAACGGTTCTAATGATGCCATTGTAGTACGAGCAAGTTTCTGCCAACGAACACCAAAGGCTTCTTGCTGCGTTTTCTGCATTTTTTTCATGCTGCCATCAACGTTTTGTAATGCACCATCAGCGTTATTTAGCCCTAATACAGCTTCTGCACCCATGTCTTCCCATTTTGTACCGAATACAGCAACACCAAGCTGGTTTGCTTTTACTTTATCGTCCATCTTACCTAAATCACCTAAGACGGCATTAAATACATCTGCAGAAGTTCCTTTACCTTTATTGAAATTGTCCCAAACCTTTTGAGTTTCTGGGCTCATTTCTGCAAAGGCTTCTGTTACACCTTTTGATCCATCTTGTACACGAATACCGAACTCTTTCACAAGATCGTTTATGTAATCGAGATTATATGAACCATCTTGTGTTCCATTTGCCATAATGGTAAACATCTCTTCTGCAGAAAATCCTGCTTGTTTAAATAAAGGCGCGTATTCGGAAATGTTATCGAACATTTCATTTGAGAAGTTTAATCCTGCTTGTCCACCAGAAGCTAAAAGGTCAAATGTCTCTTTTGCACTTAAACCGAACTGATTCATAAGCTGTCCGGCCCCTCGTGTAACCTCATTCACATCCGTGTCAAAAGTTTTCGCAAGAGTCATAGCGTTCTGCGTAGCTCCCTGCATTTCATCGAAAGAAAGATTCTTCATGTTTTGACTTACTTGTATTACAGCTTCATCAACTTCTTGAATACTTTCTCCAAATCCATCTTTCCAGGTATCTTTTGCAACATTACCAAGCTCTTTTGTAGCTTCTTTTGATAAACCAAGTGTAGATTCTAGCTTTCTATTAGACGCATCAAAATCAGACGCTACTTTTACAGCAGCTGCACCAATACCAGCTAAAGGTAATGAAACACCGGCAGTCATATTTGCGCCTGTTTCTTGCATCTTGCTACCTACATGGCTAATTGATTCCCCTGCTTTTTGAAACTTATCATGCATTCCATTTGCAGTTTTTTGTACACGATCTTCGAATTGTTGTAAATCTTTATAAGCGCCTTCTGCTTTAATACCAATCGTTCCGAACAGTTGGAACATTTCAGCTAACATTTACGCACCCCCTTTCACGGGGCCGATAACCATTTTATTCTTCATCGTCTTCTCGGAAGTGAGCCATGATTTGAGCAACATGCGCTTCACACTCTTCTTTCGTCCATACTTCACCCATTTCATAAGACGATTCTTTATCTTCCTGGGTGTCAGTTAGTCCAAAGGCTTGAAGATAATCATTAAAAGTAGTACCTTCTTCAAGTTGACGAGTTTGAAAGCCAATGAACGCCATCTTCTTCCACTCATTTAGTTCTTCTTGCTGCTCTTCTTGTGCAATTAAAGAAAACAGGTCCATTAAACGCGAATACGGTATTGATAAGACATAATCATCTGTCCATCCATACCGTTTTTGTATTTTATCGAAAGCACGTAACATATTTTGTTCGGCTTCCTCTAAATATTCATCTGATTTTTCATTTACGCTAGGTTCGGCGCCGCTGCTGATTGGCTCCATTTCTCGCTCTGAACTTTCACGAGTCCCTTGACCTGGTTGAAAAAAGTCATTAAGTCTTCGCTTTCTAATAGGCCCTGTATAACAGCAACCATTGCTTCCGGAGGGAACTGTCTAAATTCTTCGGCTTTCACTTTTAATAAACTAGCAAAGAACTCTGTAAAATCATCCTCACAAGCAGGGATCATCGTTAGAACACGGAAAGCGAATTCTAATCCTTTTTGTTGCTGCTTCTCTTTAAGTGCAACTAATTGCGCTTGTTTTTCTTCTTCTGGAAGAGATTCTGCTGCTTTAGTTAGTTCATCCATTGTTTGCTTATCCTTACCGAAATCAGCAAAGTTAGCCATTGCGCTGCGTCCAACCTTCGAAATAATCTTAGCGAATCGCCAAACATCCGTTACATTTAATCGTCGCATGGTTACTTTTTCACCTAAGATTGTAATTTCTGTACCGGTATTCATCATTTTTTCTAATATAGAAGTCATTTTGTCCGCTCCTTTTTTTGTATTCCGTTCGTTTTATGTAATAGAAAACCGACTACCATTTATGCGGTAGCCGGTGCTTTTTGTACTGTTGCTTTCTTTTTCTTTGGTAAATAGATTTCGTATGGTGGTGTAGTTGGTGCAGATTCACTGTAATGACCGATAAACTTACATTTCAAACCAACCGTTCCTTTACCGTCTTTTAGATCCACTTCAATAGATGAAACTACCATTGCATTACGAATTACAAAAATGACTGGTAACTCACTACCCGAAATCATACCGATTAGTGCGATATCATGGTAATTCGAATCTGGAATATCATTTGAAGGTTTCATAATATCGTAATCAGTTTCAGTTGTACTATCTACCGTCATCCCTGGTAAAGCTAACTGCAGGTTTTCTTTTGTAAACTCTACTAATGTAAGTTCTACATGCGGTTCATCTTTTAATAACCACTTACCGCGTACCATTTTACCTAGTACACCATCAATATCTGCATCATAATACTCACGATCAAAACCCACTTTAGTTCCGCCTGTAGTCGCTCCTACAAGTTCACCTAATTCTTTTACACTTTTAAACCCTTTGTACATGACACCAGGACCGATAACAAAATTATCTGTAGTCCCTTCACGGACACCATTAATTAATTTCCAGCTCATTTGCCCTACCCCCTAATACAAGTCCGTTCGCATGGTTCGGACAAGAAATTTCGCATTTATATGAATGATAGATGGATCTTCATCTGGTACCGGCAGTTTACCTGCACGATGTATAGAAAGTATCCCATCATCTTTTAAACCAACTTCTCTATCTAGTAACTTTTCAATACGTGTAGCAATTAACTTTGCCTTATCATAATCCCCATTATCACAATACACATCGAAATTTAGAATCATACGATCTATAATTTCAACATCATCCGGATTATCTGCTTCAATTCTCATAACTACATAAGGCATTTCCATATCATCTTGTGCAGTCTGGAATGAAAGAGCAGGGCCTTTGTCCTCGCCTTCACCATATTCTGATAGATTAGCTTTTATTATTTCATCGTTCTCTACAAGCATTCTAATAGCTGCAATAGCGTTAGACATCTATTACCCTCCCATCATTCTTTTAAGTTCTCTGCGTTCTTTTTCAAACGCTTTTAATAGGAATGGACGGGCTTCCATATGACTTGTACCAGTTTCAAGCCATATTGCTTTCTGTAAGTCGCTCCCTACTGCACCCAAAACCTCTGATTGTGACCGTTTAACATTGTATTTAATCGAGTTTAACAAGTCACCGGTACGAACAGCAGGAGCTTCACCTGGTTTAGAAGCAGTATATTTACGACTCGTATGAGGTATTTTGTATTGTTTACCGCTACGGCTACCCGTGAGATTCTTCTTCACTTGATTTTGTAAATGAATAGATGCTGCTGTGACCTTTTCAACACACATAGCGTTAATATGCGTCTTGATTTGCTCCATATTGCTTGAATACTCAATTTCTACTGAATTAGCCATATAGAATCATACCTTTTCGCAATAAATTTCAATGTGGTGATTCATAAACGCAGGATTGCGCGGTTCTCCTTTAACTTCAAACGTATAATCAACACCTAATTCTTCACTTTTGAAATGAATACGATCATTGGGTTTAATTTTGTAAGAAGCAGGCGCATATATCTTAAATGTTGTATCAAAATTTTGTTTATCACGCTTAAACCTTTCATTATCAGCAGCAGAATTAGTAGTTACACGACAAGTCATATTCTCATAAATGTCTTCTTCTGTTTCTGCATAATTACCAGAGGATTGTTTCTTTTTCATTTTTCGTTTTACAACTACCTCATGAATATATAAATCATCCATTCCACCATCATCGAAATACATTTCGTTCATGTGGCCATCACCGGCTTAATTCTTGCTCTAAATCCTTTTAAACCATTGAGTATCTTATTGTTTGTAGCTGGTTCATCTAGCGTTTCTGGGCTAATCTGGTACGAATAATCACCAATACTCTCCGATGTCTTCATACCTTTTCGTTGTAAGTTAGCACGAACTACTGCAGAAACAACCAAATCAATAATGCATTTCTTCATAAGTACCTGCAGATCATCATAATCTTGTATCTTATATTCAAATTCATATAACTGATTTTCGGATAAACCATAAACAATACGCCCATTTACAGTAATAGAATCGGTCATATCTTGTTTAGAACTAACATGAGTTACTTTTGCTATAGATTCAGCCGGAAAGGAAAGCCAAGCTAGTTTGCTTGTTTGAATGATTTCTTTCATTGGATTCTCCGGCTTAACTCTTAAATATTTCTTAGCAATAACTGCATAGTAATCTATTAGTTCTTGAATAACCGTATCCGGCATTTTATGCACATTTACGCGGTCTTTAATGTCCTGCACGGTAATATCCATTATGTTTCTTTCTCCTTCTTATCGACTTCTTTTACAAGTTCAAAATGTCCAGTACTTACAAGATAATCAGCTTTATCATTTGCAACTGTTTCTTCTTGGCCATTCTTAAACTTTTGTCCATAAGCGGTGTAAGTGCCACCGAATCGCAGCGTAACTACTTTCATAATTAACACCCCTTTCACGAATGTAAACTATCGCATGAAAGTTTACATTCGTATTGTTGGTTTTATTGGTTATATCTCGTTTCCTATTAAAAACAAGAAATTATAAAAAAAGTATACATTCAAAACCCTAATAATAAAGAGCTTTCGTCCATAAAAAATACGCCTGGTTATTAAGCACCAAACGTATCAGGAATATTTGTTAGAATTGCTACTGCATCCATTTCTTGAATTACAGCATCATCATCAAAGTGAATTACATAGAATCGTTTATCTTCCATTACTGCAGATTTACCTTCTGTTGTTTTACGAATGCGAGTTTCATATGTGTTAACAGCAATAAAGTTACGTGGATCTGCAAGAATAATAATGTCATCTGATAGAGAAGGAACTGTAACAATCCCATAACCCATTGGTTTATTTACTTGATCTCCTGCTCCTAATAACGCAGCGTCTCCCGCTCCAGTTGGACGGTTTGTTAAATATTCAATCCATTTTTCTCTACGATTTGGTGACATAATCCAACGTAGATTACTATTTTTATATTTATTTGGCATTACACCAGATAAAGCAAAGATCGAACCTTTACCAAATCCATTAGCTTTTGCTTCTTCCCCTGTACCAGTTACTAGTTTAGCGTGGTCAATAATATGCGATTCTTTTGATTTTAATATCTTCTTCAACCAGCCATCGTTAATTGATAAAAATGGATCAGATGATTCAACATCACCATTCCAGTGTAAATCCTCTAAATCAATACCTGTTTGAGTTGACATAAGTGTCATTACAGTATCTTCAAAACCTTCACCTTCAATATTTTCACGCAGCGTTTCTTCTGTAATTTCCCAAGGTAGACGAAGTGCTTTTGTATTGTATGGAATAGTTGATGTATTAACACCTGCACGGTAATCCTCATCTTTATTCTCTGTTTTCTTACGTAGAATGCGGCCGCCAATACCAACTTTATCAAGTACACCTTGTTTTGCTTTACGCATCTCTTTTCGATGTAATTGAGAGAATGGTGTTGCGTCAAATGCCATTCTAAAGAATTCTTTGCTTTGCTCTGGATTTAATAAACCAGAAGAAACTGATCCTGTAGTAATTGTCTTTTCAATTCTAGATACACGTTTTAATAAATCCTGATTGTTCATTGTGCCCATATTTATATTTCCCCCTTATATTACAGGTTAATTCCTGCCCATTTAGACTTTTTAATTTGTTGTTGTCCTGGTGTAAATTCTTCGTCTGGATCTAAACTTTTACGAATAGAAGCCGCGTTTTCGATATTCTCAAGACGTTCAGCAAATGGCTCCAATGCTTTTTGAATAACTGCTGCAACTTTCTCTTCATCCGTTTGCTCTTCTGGTGTCGGTTCTACTTCTTCACCATTCACTTGTTTTTCAATCTTATCTAACTTGGTAGCTAGTGGCTCTACTGCTTGTTTAACAATCTCTGCAATATCTTCTGCTTTCATTTCATCTTCCTCCTGTGGTGAAGCAGCTTCTTTTATTTCAGTAATTAAAGCTAATGCTTCATCTAATTTTGTATGATTCTTTTGGGATAATACTTTCCCCGCTTTTTTAATACTTTCTAAAACAATGCTTTCTGCTTGTACACTGTCTTCTGATTTCGCAATGGTATAACCACCTTTAATAGAAAAAAGTATGTCCTTCATATCGTCAAGAGCAGCTGCCATACGGTCGATATCGGGATTACTTTCCCAAATCTCCCAATAGAACACATCTTCAAACAAATTAAAAACAGCCCGTAAATCACGCTTTTGTTTTTCATCAATAAAGCGGTCTTTTACTTCGCCTTTTGCGATTTTGTGAGTTTCACCTTTAACGAAATCTAGCATTTTTCGAATAAGACCTTTATCTTCATGAGTAAAATCTTCTTCCTTCGCGATTTCCACACGTTCACCAAAGCCACCCATAGAAAAACCGGTAACTTCACCTTTTTTAATTTCTTCCCAGGTGTCTGCATCATCGACACGAACAGTCATAAGCCATGTTCCTGCTTGTACTTCTTGTTCGCCTACTGTCATATCACTTTTAGCAATCCAGTTTTCAACAACTGTTCCTTTACCTGCAACTTCATCATGTTGTTTATCGATGTGTTGGTAATTTTCCATAAAGGTATAAGCAGCCTTTTCTATTTCTTCTGCAGTCATTGTATCCCCGTGTGAATCTTCTACATCCGGTTCATACACAACCCCTGTAACAAGCTGCTTATCTTCCTCTGTTTTAAGGATTGGAACTTGCTTTGATATATTTGGTTGTTTAGCAGATTCGCTTTTCATAATGGCAAATTGACGACCGTTAGCGCCCTTTGTAACTAATGAAACATAGCTGATATTGGCGTTTTTTAGTTCGTATCCCATCGTTTTACCTCCTTCCCTATAAATATTGGGGTTCCACTGTCAAAACGCATAGTGGCCAATTTAAAGCCGTATACGTTTTGACGATGAAACCCCAATTAAATAGGTGTATTTTATTACTCTTCTGAAATCATGGTGCAGCGACAATGTGGATGGGCTGGTGGGCACATCTTTCCATTGCTAAATAGATCATCAATATCTACCGTTTCGCCATGTAAACCACCACATTCTTTACAAACACGCTCACCGTTTCCTGTAAGCCATGTTTTCTTGTTTCTATTTGCGCCCTTATATGCAATTAAATTGCCGTAATTCATTGCATATGTTGTTTCTGTACGTGCAATCATCATTGCTCTGTAGTTGCTTGCTTCTGACATTACATCTGCAATAGAAACACTTAATGCATCGACACCCATTCCCTCACTAAGATTCTTTAACATTGTTTCTCTTAATCTATCTTTAGTAGTTTCATGGATTCCCTTTGCTAATTCAAAGGCATAAGCAGCAACCCATTTTGCAGCAACGTCACCAATTGGATCAAATACCATCCAGGTTAAACCGTTTGATGCAATGGTACTTTGTACAAATTCTGTTACATCATCCTGCAGCGTGTCTGTGACTTCATCGACAAACATTTGTCTTTCTTCATCCCAATTGACACTATCAAGAAATTCATCAACTTCTGCTTCTGCAATTACAAGATCAATTTCTTCATCTGCTTTATTAATACGAATTATGGGAAGCAGGTTTAAGAGCCGTCTTCCCTGTCCGGAAAAAAATCCGCTACCTTCTTTTGCATAGCTTTCTCTACTTCTTCATGCTTTTCCCTAAATGCATTAATAGCAATTATGTTCTCTTGCTCATTATCTGCAGCTTTCGCAATTGGTTCAGGCGGAGAAGATTCAGTTTTACCATCAAAGAATTTATCTCCTTCTGGTACAGGTTCATAACCTACTACTTTACGAGACTCATTCAGTTTTAATATTCCACCCTCATAACTGTCTTTTGCATACTTTAAATCCGCTTCACGGTCATCCGTATCAATTTCATTTAATTTGAAATGCCAATCTAAACTACCTAGTATTTCAGCGAATACACGGAACAATTGATTGTTCAATCGATGCTCTAGGATTTCTTGACCAGGCTCTATAATAGAGCGCTTGTACATCTCGTTCATTTCTTTAGCAGTTGTTTGCCCCAATGAACCTGTCATAGCCCAGCCGATACGATAAGGCGGTACACGATGGGCCACACATATCTCCATTGCGCTATCCTGTTTATATAAACGGAAACTACCTTCTTTTACATCTGGACTAATCTTTTCTAACCTTGCTTTCGCACCATCTGGCACAGGTACAACGGCTAATTTATGATGTTCTCCTTTTGTTTCTGCAGAGAAGAATGCTTTCAGTTCATTTTCTGTTCCAGAATCTACTTCATCGACTCCCTCAAGAAATAAAATGGAATCCGGGATGGTTTTACCTGTAAAAAAGTCGATATTGTAATCTCTTGCTGCTTGTGAACCCACTATTGAACCTATAGAACTAACGTAATTAGGTATTCCATAATAAGAAGAACGAGAACCAAATTTACGAATAACAATTACTTCTCCGGCTTTTTCTGTTCCATTTCCTATAAGATCATCTGCACCTAAAGGCCTACCATTAGCAAGATGATAATCATCTGGATAATTAAACTTTTTAAACCATATTTCTTTATTGTTTACGATTTGAGCAAAGCGTATTTTGTCCTTATGAGCACGTACTGTATGTCCCGGTATATGATAAAGCTCTACCGGACTTTCACCTTTATTATCGCGAACAACTTCAATAATGCCCCAGCCAACTGTTTCATAATCCTCCCATACAGCTCTAAGAATTTCTGAACTTGTCATTTCTGGGTTGCACTTCCGCATGAAATTCTTTAGCATTTCATATTGCTCCTGGCTCGCTGCTTCTTTCACTTCTTCAAAAGGCGCGAAGTCAAAGCCGACACCTGCAATATCATCCACTTTCGCGCTAATACAAGCAGAATGAATAGGGTTACTTTCCTTTATATCCATCAGTACCTTCATATCATAAGGAGGCTTAACCAATCCCCTATCTCCATATATTTGTGCGAATGGGTCAACTGCCATTTGTTTGCTGTTATCTTCCTTATTCTTTGGGCCATCTGCGGATTTATTTATACTAAATACTTTTACATTTTTTATGGTTTTCTTGTCGCTCATATCCTTTGTATGTCCTCCTTTCTTCTATTAATAGAAAGCAAAAGAAATAGCCGAACAATAAATGCTCGACTACATTCTTTTAACCTTTCCACCCATAACTACTTTACGTTTGCTCATATCGTCCTCACATGCATAACGAGTCATATCGATACTATGATTGTCCTTATCTTGTAATCTGTTTTTCGGATTACCATCTTTATCAACTTCATAATCAATATTTTCAAATTCACCTGCAGTTTTTGGACAACGCTCGGGATCAATTATGATTTCTACTAAATCATCTAACCATTTTTCTCCGTATTCAACAGAACCAGGCCCTTTAACTGCACCCTTGATTCTCTTAATATCATGATCGTTTTTCATTTCATCGATTGATTTTGGTTCAGAAGAATCCGCAATTATTTCAACATCATCCCAGCCGAGTTTCTTAATCTTTTCAGCTAATGAACGGTTACTGATTTTAACACCATGTATTTCACCAAATATATAAAGCTTCCTGCGTGTTTTGTCATAATGCATACGACCAAAAGACAGCGCGTCATTCCCATAACCCCAGTCAATTCCTTGACGTATATTATCAAATGTTTTAATTTCTTTATCTGTAATACGTCTGAATTTAAGGCTACTAAATGGAACAACGCCGCTGCCTGTTGGTTTTCCTTCATACTCATGTTCATATTGCTGCGGTTTAAGCCTTTTCGTTTCTTCTGCTTCTTCTACAAACTGCTTAGAAATATGCGGGTTATCATGGTATGTACTATGATGTACAAATGTATTCTTTGGTCTGAATTGCGTTTCAAACTTCTTATTAACCCAGGATTGTTTTCTCTTCGGTGGGTTGTATGAGTAATACATTTTATATCGCAATCCATTCGGTAATTCTTTACGCAAAATAGATTTTTCTATTGTAGAAACATCTTCTTCTAATTTAAATTCGGCCAATTCTTCAAACCATGCAATAGCAACTGGATATTTTGCTATCTTAATAGATTTGATTTTTGCAGGGTCATCAGCACCACGGAATATCATTTTGTTTCCACGCGGCTTATAAATGATTTCCATTGGACTTTCTTTAAAACGAAATAAATGTTCTACACCTAGTATTTCTATAGCTTCTTTTATTTGCTCATAGCAGGATTCCCTTATTGTATCCTTTACTTTACGTATGCAAAGCACTGTAATAGGAAACTGAATAAGATCCATCACAATACAAATGGATATATCAGTAGATTTACCTGAACCACGTCCGCCTTTACAAACGATTTTTAATATCGATTCACATTTACGAGCTAACCAAACTTGATGAAATGCCGGTGGCAGTATTTCACCGATGTGCTTTTTAGTCATTTAAATCACCACTGATATTGTCTACAATGACAACTGGCTCAATATTGTTATCATCGTTATTAGTATTAGATTTAATTTTGTCGATTTGAACCTGGATAAATTCAAGTTTGGCACGTCGCTCATCATCTATATTTGCTAATCTGTCAAAATCTCTAATAAGAGCAGACAAAGTTGAAAGGGCCTTAGATTGAGCATTTAAGAAACTCGCTTGTTTATCCCAAGCAAATTGAATTTCCCACTCTTCTTCAAATCCACTTTCACTAAGTTTTTTCTTTCTTAGTTCCTTTGTCATGTCCTCTTTATTATTAACGAACATAATACGTTGAGCATGAATGATTTGAGCGTGCTGCAACATTATACTTTCCCATAGAATCGATAAAGGATCATTGTTAATCGCTTCCTCTAGCTCTTCTTTTAAATCATATAATTCTTTTGGTAAATACTTTCTATATAAACCATGAGTAGCAGCATTACCATTACGCAGTGGAGCAGAACCTCCGGAATTACCGACAGCATTTTTATTGCCTTTTTTAGCTCCACCGCGATTGTTTACAGCATTCTTATTGCCCTTGGGTGCTCCTGGTTTCTTTTTGGAGTACTCCGTATCTTTCTTTGGAGTACTCCGTTCATTTTTATGGAGTACTCCATTTAATTTGTCTATCCATCCATCTTTGGATTTCCATCCGCCAACCGTTTTTTCGCTTACAGTTTTTTCGGATGTAGACAACAATTCAGCGATTTTTCGATTCGTAATATCACCGTTATGTTCTTTAAATATTTCATACGCTTTATTACGGTCTGGACTTCGTTGTCTGGCCATAATTACATAACACCTGCCCCCTTATCCAATTGTTTGTACTTCCTTCTCTAAACACTCAATGCATATATAAGCATTATCCGTATTTGCTTCGCGGATATATGTTTTATCAAAATGAGTAATAGTTAATGGCATTTTTAATGTCCACATGCAGGGTTCATTACAAACAGAACATGTAGGAACTTTTATATTTTCTTCCATTTACACCACCTCACGATAATCGCTTTACAAAATAAAAAAGCAGCCGTTAAGCTACTTAAAGTTTTTTCTTATCACCAAATAAAATGATATATATATTCTCCCGTTATGCTTTCATCAACACCTGCAACCCTAGCAAATCTCATCATGTCAGCACCTTGAAGGAAATACATCGTTAGCATGACTGGCACCCGTGTCCACATAAAACGATAAAGCTCATCTACTCTTTGTTTAGTCGTAACAATTAGATCATTCGCAGGGCCATTAATCCAGATAGAAGTCCTAACTGAAGTAAACGGAAGGTCTTTCCCATTAACAACTATTCTTGCCATACTTTGCGTTATATCCACATCGATCCCCTCATTCCAAGAATCGAATCTGTTTCCCATATTTACATAAGTATTCTTAGCTATAAGAAATGTTTAAAGTGAGTTTCTATTTTATTTATATTAACTCCCACAAAACCACCTCAAAAGAATCATATTTTTAAAAATCCATAATGAAATTTGTTGTATGCACGGGAAATGAATAGATATTCAAATTCACTACCGATAAGGTTACTTATGTAAACAAGGTTTTTGGGAAATATGCCGTCATATCAACGTTTGTGACACTTTCAAGAACTTACTCTTACAACATGTTTTATACATCGTTGATTTTACGCTGTTTTTCACCTTGAACACCTACTTTTCCATGCATAAGTTTCACTTAGTTAACTATTTCTATTTTTATCGAAATTAACGTAACAAAATATATGATGTGTTACATTAGACTATACCTTTAATCAATTACCATTAAATGGGTTTAGTTGAGTTTGTTTTGTTAATCCTTATCTTTCCTTAACAACAAACAATGTGCCACCCAGATCACGGCAGCGCCTACGATAATTGCTATACACATGTTTGTTCTATCTACATAGTAAAATAAAACACCCATAATGGACACATCATAAGATTAGTAACCCTATTTTCTGTCTGCTGATTATTATGTTTATAGAACCAGATTGTGCACATCTATATTCAGTAAGCGCATACCCTATTACATGAATACTACTTTAGGAGTGATTATATTATGAATCCTTTCCCGATGAGGATTGTTGTAGCTCCAACTTCGACTTGGCAACATTTAATTCACCATCCTTCATATGGTCAATATGGTATGCAACCTGGGCATATCCCCTTTACTCCTACAATTGCGCCTTCTCCTGTAATATACCAATATCATTATATTTTTCCAGCATTGTATTTCCAAGAGTTTCACGGTACATTTAACATCTAATCTAAATAGAAAAATATCCGTTACCTGTACCATTGATGACAATTCATGTTATACCTAAAACAGTATTTAAATACGTTTAATGTATAATTTCTATATAACAAAAAAAGCACCCGTTTTGGATGCTACTCTTGGTTTACTTCCTTCATACGGACCAATAACTCTATTCTCTTCAAGACGATCAATAATCTTTTCTGCACTAGTATAAGCAACTCTAAATCTACATTGAATCCGAGTTACTTATGCAGCTTGTTAGCTTCTTCTATAATGTTTCCCTGCAAATTCATCACTTAAATGTGTTTCCGTCATATAAATTCTACCTCCCACACAAATAATAAAAAGCGCACGAATGGACGCTTTGATATAAATTATTAATTTTTACTTCAATTACGGTAAATGAAGTTTTATCCTTCTTCCAATCACCTAATATTAAGTATCAATCTATTAATACACTATTAAGTAACTGGAAGAAGAGCAAAAGCTCTCCTTAATAACGGTATCATTCAATCGTTACCATCTGCTGGTTTCGGATTTTATGTGCTGTCATTACGAACCGTTTAGAATTTTAGAAAAAACATAGTGAGTAGTGTTTTCCGCCACTTCTCACTATACAAATATAACACGTTTATACCAAAACAACCGGCACATTTCCTGCCAAAAAGCGGTCACGACTCTGCCACTTATTTTAATTCACTAATAACCTTTATTTTTCTAAACAACCTCACTGCAACATTCAAAGAATAGATTGAATTTTATTTAGGTATTATGCTTGATCTGATTGTAGAACATGTAATGGAGGCGGAATAATCCAGCCTTTTTTCTTATTCAGACGAAGTAATATAGCTCCAGCTTGCGCTTTTTTCATATGAAATTGACCAAACATCATTCCTACATCTTCTCGAAGGGATTGTCCCATAGCTTGGCTACATGCTACTAACCCTGCAGCAAGATCCATAGAAACTTTAGCTGCAATTTCCGCATCATTAATACGAGCACCAGGAGGAATCGTTTCAATAGATGCAACTGGTCTTTCTGGAGGTGCTGGTGGTAATGCAACACCATTCAATTTCAAGATATTTTTTAATTCTTTAACTTCTGATTGGATATCATTCTCTACAAGGTTCTCTAAAAATTTCTTTAAATCCTCGTCTCCTGTATGGTTAATAAGAACTTGATATCCAGCAATCGCGCCTTGTGCCGCTGCAAGATAACTCCAAATCCCAAAGACTTCTCCGTAGTGCATTGGTTCATTTTGTGGATTTCCACTTAAAATACCCATAAAAATATTCCTCCTTAAAGAAATTAGACTTTTAGCAACAATACTTACTATAGAAAAAATTTTCCCAATCATGTTCTTGATTAAAGAAAATAAGTTCTTATAACTCATAAA